GCGTGCTGTGCGAGCGCCGCGTCTGGCCCGAGCGCGAGGTCATCACGGTGCACGAGTTCAAGCCGGCGCAGGTCGACGGCGCATGGGCATGCGAGGGGCGCATTCCGTATGCGCAGGAGGTGGTGGCGTGATCTTCCTCGGCATCGACCCAGGCCTGACCGGCGCAGTGGCCGCAGTCGATAGCGCCGGCACCTGCGCGGTGGAAGACCTGCCGACGACGCCGATTCCAGGCGGCGGACTGGTCAAGCGTCGCGTGGACGGGCTCGAACTGGCGCGCATGCTGCGCCACATGGTTCCGGCCGGCCACGCCTGCATGGTGGTCATCGAGGACGTGCAGGCCATCGGCGGCAGCGCGGTACAGACCATGGGGTCGATGATGCGCAGCGTGGGCGTGATCGAGGCGACGGCCGAGATCCTGCGCCTGCCGATCAAGCGAGCGCTGCCGCGGACGTGGAAGAAGTTCTACGGCCTGGGCGCCGAGAAGGACGCGAGCTTGCAGATCGCACGCGAGCTCTACCCGCTGGCCGCGCACAAGCTGGCCAGGGTGAAGGACCACAACCGCGCCGAGGCCCTGCTGCTGGCGCACTACGGGCAGGCGAGGCTGGCGTGACATCCGACACAAAAGAACTGACGAATTCTGCGAAGAAGATGCCGCCACGCGCCGGAATGGGCCGCCCGGCCGGCACGCTCAACAAGACAACCCGCGCGCTCAAGGAGGCCATCCTGATTGCCGCCGAACAGGTCGGCGAAGACGGAAAAGGCAAGCACGGCCTTGTCGGCTACCTGCGCCGCGTCGCGACGGAGGACGTGAAGGCGTTTGCCGGTCTGCTCGGCAAGGTGCTGCCGATGCAGATCACGGGAGCCGAGGGGCGGACGCTGGCGCAGGAGCTTGGCAGCTTGCCGAAAGAGATTCCGCCGGATCTGCTTGGCCGCATCGAAATCTCGACTGGCGGCGAGGTCGAGCCTGACTGAGCTGTCAGAAGTCCAACTTCGAGCCCTGCGCTGGCGGCGCATCGGGCCGGCCGAGTTCGCCCGCGAAGTGCTGGGCGCGGAGCCGACAGATCAGCAGCTGGACGGCGGCCGGAAGATCGTGCAGAGGCGCCGCGTGTCGATCAGAAGCGGCCACGGCACCGGCAAGAGCACATTCATGGCCTGGTGCGTGCTGTGGTTCCTGGCGTGCTACTTCCCAGCAAAGGTGCCGGCCACTGCGCCGACGAGTCATCAACTCGAAGACGTTCTGTGGGCCGAAATCGCCAAGTGGCATCGCATCATGGGAGAGCGGTTCCCGCTGCTGGCGGCCGAGTTCCGGTGGTCCGCGAGCGCCTTCGCGCTGACCAGTGCATCCAATGAGTCGTTCGCAGTGGCGCGCACCAGCCGGCCAGAGCGTCCCGAGGCGTTGCAGGGATTCCACAGCGAGAACATCCTGTTCCTGATCGACGAGGCGTCAGGCGTCGCCGACAACGTGTTCGAGGTGGCTGAAGGCGCGCTGTCGACCGATGGCGCGTTCGTCGTGATGGCGGCAAACCCGACGCGCAGCAGCGGCTACTTCTACGATTCCCACCACAAGATGCGCGGCGCCTGGGCTGCTCTGCATTGGGATGGCGAAGAGTCGCCGATGGTGTCCCGCACCTACATCGAGAACATGGCCAAGAAGTACGGCCGCAATTCGCCGGTGTTCAAGGTGCGCGTCAAGGGCGACTTCGTGGACGCGCCGGATGGCGTGATCAGTCTGGAGCTGTGCGAGGCCGCTAAGATCCGCGATGTGCAGATCAACAAGTCCGCGCCGATCATCTGGGGCGTCGATGTGGCCCGCTTCGGAGACGACTCGTCTGCCTTGGCCAAGCGCCAGGGGAATTGGCAACTCGCACCCATCGAGGAATGGTGGGGCAAAGACACCATGCAGACTGCCGGCCTCATCAAAGCCGAATGGGACAAGACGCCGGAGGACAAGCGTCCGAAGGCGATCAATGTCGACGTGATCGGCATCGGTGCTGGTGTCGTGGATCGCCTGAAAGAGCTGCAGCTACCTGTCGTCGGCGTCAACGTCGCAGAGAGCGAGTCGATTCGCAGCGGCGCCGATGTCAGCTTCAACCGCCTGCGGGATGAGCTGTGGTGGAAGGGCCGCGAGTGGCTTGAGGCCCGCGACTGCAAGCTGTGCGATGACGAGGAAACCATCGGTGAGCTGACGACGCCCACCTACAAGTTTCTGTCCAACGGCCGCATTCAGGTCGAGCGCAAGGATGAGCTTCGCAAGCGCGGCGTCAAGAGCCCGAACCGGGCTGATGCCTGGCTGCTGACGTTCCACGAAGGCGGGTTCCCGGATGTCGGGCCGAGCAACAACGAAGGCCACTACTCGGCCGGGGGTTGGATGGGCTAAACCAACAGCGCCACGCGCCGGCCTATAGCTGCGGGCCGGTAGCGTCATCGAATGCAGCAACCGCATGCCCGTGAGGGCACCGGAGGACAACATGGACCAGATGATTGCCGAGGCGTCGGACGCCTACGGCGAGGCAAAGGCCAAGCGCGAATCGCTCAGCGACGATGACTTGCTGATCGAGGCGCGCGAGGCATTCGACGAGGCCGAGGAAGCCGAGGAAGAGAACCGGCGCGACGGCCTCGACGACCTGAAGTTCTCCCGCCTGGGTGAGCAGTGGCCGGACGAGGCGCGAAAGAAGCGCGAGGCAGAGGGAAGGCCATGCCTGACCATCAACAAGCTGCCCGCCTTCACCAAGCAAGTCGTCAACGACGCGCGCCAGAACAGGCCGTCGATCAAGGTACGGCCAGCCGACTCGGTGGCCGACCCGCGCACCGCCGAAATCATGGGCGGCCTGATCCGAAACATCGAGGTCACGTCGAACGCTGATGTGGCCTATGACACCGCGTTGGCCTCGGCGGTCGACAACGGTTTCGGCTACATGCGCGCCAAGACCGTGCACGCGCACGACGACGCATGGGATCTGGACATCGCCATCGAGGCGGTATTCAACCCGTTCACGGTCTACGGCGACCCGTGCAGCGTGGCGGCCGACTCCGAGGATTGGAACGTCGCGTTCGTCACCGAAATGATGCCCCTGAAGCGGTTCAATGCCGCCTACAAGGGCGCCGACCCGGTGAGCTGGGACACGGACGGGTACACCGACCTCGGGGCCAAGTGGCGCGATGGCGACGATGTTCGCATCGCCGAGTGGTGGAAGCGCGAACAGGTGCGCGGCAGGCTGGTCAAGCTGCAGATCGGCCCGCAGGAAATCGTCGTCACAGAGGACGTTCTGAAGAAGCAGCTCATCCCGATGCTGCAGCAGATGCCGGGCGTGCAGGCCCGCGTGATCGGCGACCGCGAGACCACCGCGTACAAGGTCACGCAGCGCATCATCACCGGCGCCGAGGTGCTGAAGACCGTCGAATGGCCTGGCCGGTACATCCCCATCGTGCCGGTCTATGGCGACGCGGTGAACATCGAAGGCAAGCGTTACCTGCGCAGCCTGATCCGCGACGCCAAGGACGCGCAGCGGATGTTCAACTACTGGCGCACGGCCAGCACGGAGAGCGTCGCGCTGCAGAGCAAAGCGCCGTGGGTCGGGCCGAGGGGCGCATTCAAGAGTGACCGGCGATGGATGACGGCCAACACCGACACGCATCCGTTCCTCGAATACGACGTTGTGCAGGGCGCCCCGCCGCCGCAGCGCCAGCCGTACCAAGGCGTCGACCCTGGCGCGTTGCAGGAAGCCCTGAACGCCAGCGACGACATGAAGGCCATCATTGGCCTGTACGACGCATCGCTGGGCGCGCGCAGCAACGAGACCAGCGGAGTCGCGATCCGGGCTAGGCAGAACGAAGGCGACGTCAGTACCTTCCACTACGTCGACAACCTGGCGCGCGGCATCCGCCACCTTGGCCGCATCCTGATCGACCTCATCCCGAAGGTCTACAGCGGGCAGCGCATGGTGCGCGTGCTGGGGCCTGACGGCAGTCCGCAGGCGGTGATGGTCAACCAGCCGGCGCCCAACGGCGGGCCTGGCGTGTTCGATCTGACGGCCGGGAAGTATGACCTCGTGGTCGATGTCGGGCCGAGCTACACCACCAAGCGGATCGAAGCGTCGAACAGCATGACCGAGTTCGTGCGCGCCTTCCCGCAGTCCGCGCCGATGCTGGGCGACTTGATCGCAAAGAACCAAGACTGGCCGGAGCACGAGGAAGTGGCCAAGCGGCTGCAGGCGCTGCTGCCGCCGCAACTGCAGGGGCAGAACCCGCAGATGCAGCAGATGCAGCAAGTCATCCAACAGCTTCAGCAGCAGCTCCAGCAGGGCGCGCAGGCTTACCAGCAACTGCAGCAGCAGCTCGCAGCCGAGAAGGCCGACAAGGCAATCAAGGCGCAGGAAGTCGCCATCAAGGGCTACGCGGCAGAGACCGACCGGCTGCAGGCCACGGCGCCGGCCATGACGCCGGAGCAGGTGCAGATGCTGGTCATGCAGACCGTGCGGCAACTGCTTGGGTCGCCTGACCCGTCGCCGCAGCACCCGCCGCCGATGCAGCCAATGCCGCCGGCAGGAATGCCGCAGATGTCCATTCAGCAGCCCCGCTGAACACCGCGCTACACAACTTCGAGGAATCGGAATATCATGACGACCAGCACCACCGAACTTGAGACCAACCCGGCGCCGGCAGGCGCTGCTGAAGGAGTCCAAGGGACCAACCCCGAGGCCGAAGAGGCCGATGGAGAAGGAGTCCGCGGTTCGGACGAGGACCAAGGTCAAGCCGACCAGTCCGATGACGCACTGAGCCCAGAAGTCGACGACGACGCCCAGCAAGGCGCCCAGACTGAAGACCTCGACGAGATCGAGCACGAGGGCAAGAAGTACGCCATCCCGAAGGCGATCAAGCCCCTGCTGCTGATGCAGGCGGACTACACGCAGAAGACCCAAGAGCATGCCGAGCGCGTGCGCGAGGACGAGGCCCGCATCACGCAGGAGCGCCAAGCCCTGCAGGTACAGGCGCAGTTCACGCAAGCGCACACACAGTTGATCGGGCAGCTTGCCGCGACTGACAGCCAGTTGGGGCAATACAGCAACGTCAACTGGCAGCAGTGGATGGCCACCGATCCGCAGTCGGCGCAAGCCGCGTGGATGCAGGCCAGCCAGCTCAAGGAGCAACGCGCGCAGCTCGTCGGGGCATTGCAGCAAGGCGAACGGCAGTTCGCAGCCCAGGCGCAGAACCTTGAAGCCCAACGCAAGGCCAGGGAAGCGCAGGCAGTGGCAGCCGTGGTTTCCAAGTGGTCGCCCGAAGTTCGGGCGGCCGTGAACGAGGTAGGAGCCAAAGCCTATGGCATCAGCGACCAGCAGTTCAGTCTGTTTGCGTCCAACCCGGCGCTGCTGACTGTCCTGCATGACGCGGTGCAGTGGCGGCAGCTCGTGACCAAGACGGCAACCGTGACGAAGCCGAAAGCCGCGGCACAGCCCATCGCGCCGACTGCCACGCTGCCCAAGGGCGGCGGCCAGGCGACGCCGAAGCGACTGGACAGCCCGGGGCTCTCGACCGAGGAATGGATGAATCGTCGGAACGAACAGTTGAGCCGAACGCGACGACGCTGACGGCTCGCGCCCACATCACCTAACGCCGAGAGGCGCCGGAGATTGACATGGCCAATTCGCTGCTCACCGTGCAGCAGATCACGCGCGAAGCATTGCGCGTGCTGCACCAGAAGCTGACCTTCATCGGATCGATCAATCGGCAGTACGACAGTCAGTACGCCAAGGAAGGGGCCAAGATCGGCTCGGACCTGAAGATCCGCCTCCCCAACCAGTACACGGTGACGACCGGCGCAGTGATGTCGGCGCAGGAGACCGACGAGCAGAGCACCGCGCTGTCGGTGTCGACGCAAAAGCACGTCGGCATCAACTTCAGCACCGCCGAACTGACGCTGACCCTGGACGATTTCAGCTCGCGCATTCTGGAGCCCGCCATGGCCGTGCTGGCCGCGTCGATGGAAGCCGACGCCTACAGCATGTACAAGGACGTGTACCAGATCGTCGACAGCGATGCGGTGGCGTTGGCGTTCTCCGACATCCTGAAGGGCCGCAAGGCGCTGAACGATGCGCTGGCGCCGATGGACAACAACCGCACCGCGCTGCTGTCCACCACGCACGCCGTCAAGATCGTCGACGCGCTCAAGACCCTGCAGGAAGACAGCGGCAGCCTGAGCAAGCAGTACCGCGAAGGCCGCATGTACCGGGCCGCCGGCTTCGACTTCAGCGAGTCGACGCACGCCAACGACCACACCACCGGCACCGCGGCCAAGACGACCGGCTACGTGATGAACACGTCGACCGGCCTGACCAGCGGCTCCGGCACGCTCACCATCAGCGGCGGCTCGACCACGTTCCTGAAGGGCGACGTGATCACCATCGCCGACGTGTACCGCGTGCACCCGGAGACCAAGGTCAGCACCGGCGCGCTGCAGCAGTTCGTCGTGACGGCGGACTCCGGCGCTTCGGCCACGTCGCTGTCGGTGTCGCCGGCCCCGGTGACCTCGGGCGCGCGTCAGAACGTGTCGTTGACTTCGCCGGGCGCATCGAAGGCGCTGGTCAAGGTCGGCGCGGGCGCGAACGAACTGCTCAACAGCTCGATGGCCTACCACCGCGACGCCTTCGCCTTCGCCTCGGCCGATCTGGTCATGCCAAAGGGCATCGACTTCGCGGCGCGCGAGGTCTACGACGGCATCTCCATGCGGATCGTCCGTCAGTACGACATCGTGAACGACAAGCTGCCGTGTCGCGTGGACGTGCTGTATGGCTACAAGGCCATCCGCCCGCAACTGGCCTGCCGCATCCACGCGGACGGCTGAACCCCACAACCTGAAGGAGAAGCAACATGCCTGTTGCACTTGGCTCTGACGCCGATTACGTCGGCAACTCTCCCGGCGGCGTGGTCGTCGGCCGTTCGGCATCCGACAAGGTTGGCTTCTACGGCATCGCCCCGGTTGCCCAGCGCGCCTACTCGGGCGCCGTGCACAACAGCGCGTCGCTGGCCACCTCGACGGCCTTCGGCGCGACGCAGCTCGCGGCCATCCAAGAGATTCAGAAAACGCTCGTCGCTCTTGGTATCTGGGCCACGGCCTGACGCCATGAAGCTCGTCCTGTGCGTTCCGACGCTGGTCAAGCCGTACCGGCAGACCCTCGAAGCCATCGAGGCGTCATTGCCGGCGCTGGACCGCGCAGGGATCGAGCATTTCATGGTCAGCGAAGTTGGCTGCCCGTACATCTCAAGTGCGCGGGCAACCATGCTGCGCAAGGCGCTGGACGCTCAGGCCGACGTGATCGTGTTCATCGACCACGACGTGTCCTGGGCGCCCGGCGACCTTCTCAAGCTCGTGCAGACCGAGGGCGACTTCGTGTTCGGCACGTACCGATTCAAGAAGGAAGACGAGGAATACATGGGCCAGGTGCTGGCCGATGACCGCGGCTTCCCGCAAGTGCGCGAGGACGGCGCGATCCGCGCCTTCTGCGGCCCGGCCGGGTTCCTGAAGATCACGCCGCGCTGTGTCGACGTGATGATGGAGCGTTACCCGGAGCTGTGTTACGGCAAGCGCCACGCCCCGCATTTCGACTTCTTCAACCACGGCGCCCATCGCTGGGTGTGGTACGGCGAGGACTACGCGGCCTGCCGCCGGTGGCTGGACATCGGCGAATACCTGTGGCTCGTGCCCGACCTCGACATCACGCACCACGGCAGCGACGGCGCGGCCTACCCGGGGAACTTCCACCGATTCCTGATGCGCCAGCCTGGCGGCAGCGAGGCCCAGAATGGCGCTTGACACCTACACCGATCTCCAGGCATCGATTGCGGCCTGGCTCGACCGCACCGACCTGACGGCGGTCATTCCCGAATTCGTGCGCCTGGCCGAAGAGCAGATGTCGCACGACCTCGCCGGGTGCCCAGCACTTGCAACGGTCGAAGCCGGCCTGTCTCTGACCGCTGGGAACGACACGCTCACGCTCGATGCCGGTGCGCGCGGGCTGCAGCAGATCCGGCTGCTGACGCCTGTCGTGCGCGAACTGATCTTCAGGCCCGCCGACGAACTGCGCGCCGTCAGCACGTCGTCTGGCGTGCCGAGCAAGTGCGCCGTCATGGGCGGCAGCGTCAGCGGCGGCCTGTCGGTGCGCGTGTACCCGACGCCGGACCAGTCCTGCACCTTCGACGCGTTCTATGCGTCGCTGCCGGGCTTGTCCGGCACCGTGACAACGAACTTCGTGCTGGCCGCGGCGCCGTCGATCTACCTCTACGGCTCGTTGCTGCAGGCCGCGCCGTACCTGGCCGACGAACCGCGCGTGGCCACCTGGCAGGCGCTCTACGCCCGCGCCGTCGAGTCGTTCATGGCGCAGGAATGGACCGGCCCCGTGAAGCTGCGCACCGACGTGCCGCTGTCTCGGCATGCCTTCTACGACATCACCCAGGGCTGAACCATGTCCATCGAATCAGCCACCTACATCAGCCAGCTCAATTCGTCGCTGCCGGCCAGTAGCGACCCGCGCAGCGAGGGCGACGACCATCTCAAGCTGATCAAGGCCGTCCTGAAGGCGACATTCCCGAACATCAGCGGCGCGGTGACGACTTCGCACACGGCACTGAATGCGGCCTTCGGCGTATCGACCTCGGGCCAGTGGTCGTTGATGCGCACGGTCACGGTTTCTGGCTCACCCAGCGCCGTCGACTTCGTGGACGGTTCGGGCGGCGTCGAGATCAGCAGCAACTACGACGCATACCTGCTGGAGTTCACGGACATCAAGTGCACCTCGGGCGCCGGAACTCTGCGGCTGCAAATTTCCGAAAACGCAGGCGTCACGTTTCCGGCCAACGCGACCGGGTGCGGATGGGAAAGCGACTACATCTCGGGCGTCTCAACGCTGTCGCGGGGGACAGGCCAAGCATTTTTGACGCTGGCTAACGTGGGTGTGCCTGCAACAGACCCGGCGTTCAGCGGGCGCGTGCTGATCTTTCGCCCACTCAGTGGCAGGCTTGAAAACCCGGTGCGCGCAGAACTGTTCGGCTACTTACCAGCCGCGCCGCTTATGGTCAACACCGCGGGCGTCATGGCCAGCACCACGAATCAGTTCAACGCGCTCAGGCTCACGCTTTCCGCAAGCACGTTCGCGGGATCGAATGCCCGCGTCAAGTTCTTCGGACGGAGGGCCTGAGCATGGCCAAGAAACTCCTGAACGGCCAGCTCGTCGACATGACGCCGGACGAAGAAGCCGAGTTCGAGGCCGGCCGCACGCCGACGCTGCCGCAGGCCCGCCGCCACATGCGCGACCTGATCGCCCAGCACCGCGAGCGGGCCGAGCAGGGCGGGTTCACGCACTCTGCCGTGGTCTATGGATCGCGCGGCGCAGACCTCGCGCGGCTGTCGATCCTGGCCCAGCGCGCCCGCACCGCCAAGGCGGACAGCGAAAACACCTGGCGAGCCCGCATGGTGGCCGCCGACGACAGCGAGTCGAACATGACTGCCGACGAGGTGATCGCGCTGGAGAAGAGCGCGGGGGATCACTTCGTGGCCTGTGCCGCCAATGCGCGCACGCTGCGCCAGGCCGTGAACAACGCGGCCGACGTGGCTTCGTGCCTGGCGGTCGATGTCAACGCCGGGTGGCCCGCCTGATGCCTGTGGTCAAGCTCGATTCAGTCGCCAAGGGCTGGACGCCCGACGCGATGCCCGAGGACTTGCCGCTTGGCTCGTGGTCCTCGATGCTGAATTGCGCCTTCCGCGACGGCTACATCGAGCGCGCACCAGGCGCCGGGCAGTTGTTCGATGCACCGTCCATCATCCCGTACTTCGTCGCGCCGTTTCGCACCGCCTCGGGCCTGTACTGGCTGCACGCCGGCCTGACCGCGATCTATGTCGACGACGGCAGCACCCGCACCGACGTGAGCATCAGCGGAGGCTACACCGGCACCATCTCCGACCGCTGGACCGGTGGCGCCTTCAATGGCCTGTTCGTGCTGAACAACGGCGTCGAGCGTCCGCAGGTATGGAACGGCAGCACGGCCAGCGACTTCGCGGTCTTGTCGGGCTGGCCCAGCACGCACCGCTGCAAGGTCATGCGGCCGTTTCGGAACACCCTCGTGGCCGGCGACATCACCGTCAGCGGCACGCGCTATCCGTTCCGGGTGCTGTGGTCCGCGCTGGCTGACCCGGGCTCCGAGCCGCCGAGCTGGGACATCACCGACGCCACGCGCGAGGCCGGCCAGATCGACCTCGAAGGCGCCGACTCGCCCATCGTCGACATGCTGCCGCTGGGCGAGCAGATGCTGATCTACACCGGCGGATCGATGCACTCGATGCGCTACATCGGCGGGCCGCTGGTGTACGCCTTCGCTCGCATCGGCGCCACCGGCATGCTGGCGCGCAACTGCGGCGCCGTGACGCCGATGGGTCACGTCATCCTGACGACCGGCGACGTGGTGCTGGTGGCGCCTGGCGCCGCTCCGCGCAGCATTGCCACAGGCCGCGTCCGACGCGCCATCTTCGAGAGCATGGCCAGCGAGTCGGCGGAGGCGCTGTGCTTTGTGGCTGTGGACGAGTCGCGCAACGAAGCCTGGATCTGCTACCCGTCGTCGCTGACCAAAGCCTGCGACCGTGCCGCGGTCTGGAATTGGGCCAGCGATACATGGTCGCTGCGCGAGCTGCGCGCGGTCACGGCCGGCTGCGGCGGCCAGGTGCCGCAGTGGTCGGACGACACCTGGGACAGCGACGTAGGCTCATGGGACGAGGCAACCGACACCTGGGGCGCTGGCGTCGTGGCGCCGAATCAGCGTCGCCTCGTGCTGGCCAACGCAGGCCCCAGCATGACGGTCGTTGGCTCCGCACAGACCGATGGCGGCGCGGCGATGACTTCGACGGCGGAGGTTCGCGGCATCCACCTTGGATCGCCTGACCGCATCAAGCGTATCAAGCGTCTGCGGATGCACGTCGAGGCGCAGGCCGGCACGCAGATCGCGGTCGAAGCCGGCTACTCGTTTGCGCCTGCCGTCGAGCCCGAATGGAAGACGGCGGCCACCTACACGGTGGGCGCCGACAACAAGGTCGACCTTCGCGCCACGGGCCGATACCTGGCCCTGCGCCTGAGCACGACCGCCGATGCGCAGTGGCGCGTGCGGTCGATGGAAATGGATGTCGAGCCGGTCGGCGGCCGATGAACCCTGGAGCCTGAGCAATGACGAAGCGCGCAAGTACCACCCTCCGCAGCGCATGGGCGCAAGACCTGATCGATGAGCTGGGGGCCTCTCACAAGATCAAGTTCTACGACGGCACGCAGCCCGCCAGCGTCGCGGCTTCGATCAGCGGCCCGACGCTGCTGGCCACGCTGACCGCGGATGCAACGCCTGGGTCCGTCTCGTCGGGCGTTCTGACCTTCGACGCGGCGAACTACACGCAGTCGAACGGCTCGCACGTCACCGGCACGCCTACATGGGTGAGCCTGACCAAGAGCGACAACACCCGCGTGTACGAGTTCTCCATCAGCGGCGACGGCATGACCTTCACCGGCACGATCCAGAACGGCGTCGACATCGCTCGCGGCGCCTGGACGTGGAC